AGACCTAGTTTCTTTTCTTCCAAGTCTCTAGTTCTGCTTTCTGGAGTATCTATACCACCTAATCTAACACGTTCTTTCTTTGTTAAATCAAAACCTAAATCAATTTCAACATCAACAGTATCACCATCAATGACCTTCAAAACGTTTTTTACAAAATATTGATACATAATTAATCACCATTTCTTGGCTTAGAGCCACCCATTTTAGTAACACCAAAGAAAACACCTACGACACCCGCAACACTTAAGAAGTATATACTGGCCATATCACCAATAATGTTTGCGGCTTTGTCTAATCCAAGGCCAGAAGTTGCTACAACACCAACTGGATATAACAACATACCCCATAAACAGAACCATGCCATAGCACGTTGTGAGTCACGTTGAGCATCTTCATCTTCCATAACTTTACGACGATTTTCCAGTTCTAGTGCGTCCCATTCTGATTTATCAATAGTACCGCTACCATCTGTATCAATTTTATCAAACTCACTCATTTTATTTACTCCTAATTTGCTAGGGGGTTATCTAAAGCCCTTTGCACCAATTCTTCCAGCCGAGCTTCTAACTCTGCCATATCACCTTTTTGTGTAGCTCTGAGACGTTCCCTTTGGGTTTCAAATCTCCCAGAAGCCTTGTCAATCATATCACGCGCATCATCTAAAACATTACGAACTAATTGTTCAGTTCTATCCGACTGTTTTTCCAATCTAAGAATGTCATTTTTTAAATTATTTTTAATATCGCGTGTGTAATCTATTCCTTGTTCTGATTTTTCAGTTAATGCTGTTATCTTATTATCTATAAACCTAATTTCTGCCTGATATTCATCCAGATCAAGTCCAGCAACAGCCTCGACCTTCTGCCACATCAAGAAACCACCATATAAAGTTCCTGTCATAGTGCTTACAAAGGCAAGTATAGCCATAATTGACCCAAAAGTCAGCTTAAAACCGCCAGCCTTAATCTGTTTATCAGCTAATCCATCAATTTCATTAGCAATTTTTGTTGTATCAACCATTAATCCTCAAACTCCAAATCTTCAGTTTGCAAATTTTTAAGTGCTTCTATTTCATCACGTAGCTTTTGTATTTCCAATCTGCGCTGTGCCAACTCTATTTGATATAGGTCATCACAATTAATACGCGCTTTAGGCTTGTCGAGTGGAATAACTATCCTTGCATATACACCAATATCTCTGCCCCTACTGTTTGTATCTAAGCCAGAAATTACACCTGTAACCCCATATTCAAGATTAATCCCACCACCAACAGCATTACTACATCGCATATTACCTGTAGAAAAGCTGTCTGATTGATAATTCATTGGGGGGTTTGGCAATGAAAGTGACAAAGCGCTATTCTCCGCCATAGCTGGACTAGAAATAATACATAATGCAAATATTAACCTCATAGTGGCTCTCCACCTAATTTTTTATACGTCATAACCTTCGACGTGTTTTTCTGTGACCCAGTAAAATAAATTTTCTTTTGCTTTGTAATATTCATTTCTACTATCTGAGCATCCCCCGTCAGCTATTTGCAATAGCTTTTCATCTATTTCATTTTTTAATCTTTTTCGCTCACTTACCATTTTTTTACTTAATTTTTTCATAGTGGTTCTCCACCTAATTTTGAACATACGATTGACGAAACTATCGCCCTAGATTTATTTGATTTTAAAATTTTTGATGCAGTACAAATATAAACTGCTTTTTTTAAATCAGATTTTCTTAGATAAACATCAAAGTCTATTTTTTCTTCATAATCTATTTTAATTATTTTGCGTTTTGTGGTAAAATCCATTTCTTCAAAATTTTGACCAAATAGACCTATTTCATAATAATTTATTTCTTTTCTTCTGTTTAACAACTGCAATTGCACCTTAACCACACCTTCGACGTGTGAAGGCAATACTTTTGGATATGCTGGGGTTTGCTCATGTGCTTCAGCATATGCACCCAACATAAAGAATAAGGTTAAAAACGCTACTTTGGTACGCACGTTGCAACTACTGAAGCGGTATATGTACCCCCAGCAAAAGGTTTAGACGATCCATAGACTGCACTTGAAGCTGTAGAAAACCAAGTAGAACCTGCAATCGTCAAATCGAAAATTGTGGTTGCGTTCACCACTGTTTTAGCGGCTTCATATCCTGACATTCCAGCATCAGATGTTTGAGTTACGCTTGTGCTTCCTGTCCATGCAACTGTGTCTGATAAAGATGGGGATGAACTAAAAGAAGTTGGATGAGTTATGTTTGCGGTATAACTATCAGCTATAGAAACATCATATCTAATAACAGGCAATACTCCGCCATCTGCTGGTGTTGTGCTTAATTTACTTGCAATAGGGTTTCCATAGATACCTGATTTGGTTGTTTGTATTACGCATTTGGCCTCGACAGTTCCAACTATGTCAACGTTAGCGACTGCTGGGCAAGCCAGTAATATAAAAATTGTACTCAAATATTTCATCATTCTTTTCCTTTTAATCATATTGCAAGTCCACTAATTGATTATGCAGAAGTTGCTGTGCTAAATTATTTCTTAAACCTTTTTTATTATCTGGCAAATTACCATCATTTAAAGCGACTGTATCTTTATATATACCACCATTAATCTTAGAATTATAGTACATCTCTATATTTGTCTGTGCATTCATTGCGCTGATAATTTGTGACTGCCCTTGGTCAAGTGTAAGTGTTAATGCATTTTCAGCTTGGGCTAGACCTAATTCAATTCTTGTTTCTTTTTCTTTTTCTTCATCTTCATCGCGCTTTGCTTCATCTTCATCATAATCTGCGTCTGCTTTTACTTCCATATTATCCACAACAGCGTCATCGTCTAAAGCATTATAAATCTCATATTCAATAACAGGCGGCGCTGGTTTTACATATCCAGCACATGATGGGTCAGCTTGTGGGTCAAAGCATTTATCAAGCCTGTAGCTGTATATGACTATAGCGTCTTTAACTTCGCCTGTTCCCTCAACTTCTATCGAGCCATTACCCCAATGGGCTGATGGTATATTAGGTAAAGAAAAAGATTTTGCGATTGTATTGCTTGGAACACCTGACCAATCATCAGTTTCTTTGAATGTGTATCCATCGCCATTAGCATTTAAATTACCAACATGAACAAGCATGTCATCATCTGGATTTTTTACAGTTGTATATTTATAAATTAGACCATTTACATCTAAGCCGATACCTTCTGGCAAAACATTAGCCATAGTCCAGCTTAAAGAACTCCCAGCGGCATTTCCTGATGTTCCGTATGTGTAAGGCTCACATTGCGAGAAGGAAGGCAAGAGTGCTAAGAATAACGCCCAAGCCAATCTTTGTTTCTGTATTATCATCAAATATATTCCTCATTGGACTATTTTGTTCATACTCAATTTGATCTTCAACTGCTTGCATTTCCCAAGCTAACCTTGCTTTATCGCCTACCAACCCATCCTTGGGACAGGGCGTGCCAGCATTAAGCATGGCCTCAAAAACCACAGGGTCACTACACATAATAGAAACAGCGCTGACCCTCATGCCCATGTCATACATAATGGAAGCTTTTTTGAGCAACAAACAATTTTCTTCGGTAAATGTTGTCCCTGCGCTGATACCTAATATCTGCGTTTGAACTGCGCCAGCAACACCAACAGTACATAAATCTGAATTACTATTGCTAATATTTGGGGTAATCGCTGATGGTGGTGGGCTGTTTACTGTTGTTTCCATCGACCCATTTGATGTTATAGTAGAATTGGTATCAGTTCTGATGGTATCATCTGCGCGTGCGAGATTGCCTATTAAAAATCCAATTAAAACTAATATAAAAAATAAAAAAATCCTCATTATAAACCCCTCCTAGAGTTATAATCTTGATTTAAACTCCGACCAGACTGCAAATGAAACAAATCCAAGTACAAATATTGTAATCCATCTAACAGCAGTTTTCCAAACTGAGCTTTTAGTTTGCCTCCAACCTTCAAGCAAATCACGTAATTCTTTTACATCATGCACAGCGTTTTCGTCGTGCAAGCCAATTCTTGACAACGCTCTATCAGAACCTTTTTCTGCGGCTTCTAGTATTAGAGCCTTTAATTCAGTTCTTGTTATACCATGCATTTTCTCACCATCAGGCAATGTCATCTGTAATCTCTACCTCTATGAAGCGATTATTAGGGAATGTTTCTATTTCGCCACCAGTAAAAGTAACTTCAAATTCAGCCTCATAAGAGCCAATCGTGTCTGTGTCTTGGGCGTTCCAATTATAATAAACTATGCCACTATCTGCATTTTCTATAACAGCCGCACCATCAACTTTAGCTGTTGCGTCTCCAGTTTTTCTCATATGAAACCTAACGCTAGAACCACTTAAATCAACTGCAACATCTAAGCCATCCTTTAAGGTAGCTTTCAATGCTGGTGATGTATCATTTTGTTTTATAAAGAACGCCATACTTTTTCCTAACATATTTTACGTTGTAAATTCAACGTTTTTATCCTGTGCTTGCTGTTCTAACAATAACAGCCTTATTTGAATTTTTTGTAAATAGCTCTGCAACAGATTTACTTTCAGCTTCTGTTGCTATTCTACCTAGCGCCGCATCATAAACCAATTGTGGTATAATTGGCGCTCCAGTAACTAATTCACCAGTAAATAAATTATAAACATTAACAAATGCTGGCTCTCCTATATCTGGTGAACCTGTAGTTATTGAATTTGCATTCATAATGTTAATTTGATCAAATGCGACTGATGGAACTGTAGGTTGCTGTGTAGTTATTGCATCAGCTATAAATGTTTCATCCTCAGACATATTTGCATTATCTACAACAGGCGGTGCTGTATTGATATTTGCGCTGGAATATACATTATTTTCTACTATTGATGATACACCAATTGTTGGTATGCCAGAATTTATACTTGAAGCGCTTAATGTTTGATTTTGCCCAAAAAGAGCTACTGGAATATCAGGTGCATTCCCAATAAGGTCATCTCCTTGGAAAACATTATCTTCTGTAATATCTGCACTTGAAACAGTTGGGCTTTGGGCTTCAATATTTTCAGCATTAAATGTCTCGCCTTCACTCATAAACTGATCTGGCACATCTGGCGCTCCAGAAAGCAGTTCTGATGTACCAAAAATATTATTTTCAGTTATCGTAGAGCCAAATATTTCAACTGCTGGTGTTGTTATTGGGTCAGCAGTAAATGTTTCTTGTTCAGATATTCCATGATCAGGAACGCTAGGCGCTCCACTGAGAAGCTCTGGCGTTGTAATGATATGCACTTGCAATATCGAGTTAGTGCCTACTGTTGGGGCGGCTGTAGTCAAATTAGAGGCATTGAAGGTTTCATCTTCTGATACAGATAAGTCTGGAACAGATGGGGCTTGTGTTATTAGCTCACTGGTTGAAAATGCATGTTCTTCTATCAAGGCAATTTGCGGTAAATCTGGTCTATTTGAAGTCAATTCAGATGCAGAAAAACTTTCATCCTCTTGCATTGTCGCATCGTCTGGAACTGGGGCTTGTGTTGTAATCGCACCATCAGTAAATACATGGGTTTGATCAAATGCAGATGTACCAACAGTTGGTTGTCCTGTATTAAACGAGCTTACAAATAATATATTGCTTTCATTCGCTAGTGGATTGCCAAGAATAGGGGCTTGTGAATTAATATTGTCAGCATTAAATGTTTCATTTTCTGACATTGGAATATTTGGTACATCAGGATTTGCAGATATAAGGTTTGGCGCTTGTATATCTTGATCTTGATTTATACTTGCAGTGCCTAGAACTGGATTTTCTGATAATAATTCTGGCGCACTAAAGCTTTCGCCTTCTGACATATTTGCATCAGCTACATCTGGTGCAACTGTAGAAATAGCATTGGCTGTAAGTATATTTGTCTGAACTATGGTCGATTGAGCAATTGTAGGTGCGCCCAAAGTAATGCCAAGGCCAACAAAAACATTCCCTGCGGTTATATTCGCATTATCTACAACAGGGCTTGATGTGGTTATGCCAACCGCACCAATTTCATATTTTTCAGTGCCAGCATCAGCAAAAGGCGAACTTGCAAAGGGACTAGCACCAAAAGACATTATAAAACTCCTATTTACTTATTGCATATATATCATGTTTTTCCGTCCAAACCAAATAGCCATTTTCTTCAAGCTTCTTAGAAAGGGCTATATCGTCAACATGCTTGTGTTCAACTTTGATTATTTTTGGCTTAACATTAAAAGAATAATTTAGAAATATGTTTAACTCATGGCCTTCTGCGTCAACTTTCATAAAATCTACTTCTTTAATATCATAAAGCAAATCATCTAATGTCATAGAATTAACTGTTATTTTTTCCTTAAAATCATCAATTCTATCAGGATGTGTACTTAGCTTATAACCAATGTGATTATCAGAAATAATATGTGAACATCCCTTTAGCCAATCTCGATCATCTCTTGCAACAGCCATTTCTACTTCACCATTTACATCAGAAATAGCATATTCAATAACATTAATTGGGTAATCTTTATAAATCCAAGAAATTCTTTTTTTAAGATATGGTATAGGCTCTACACAAATTCCTTTCCATCCAGCTTCCGCAAGAGGCAAACAGGTATCAAAATCAGCAGAACCTATTTCAACAAAGGTTTTATCCATTTACATCTCCTTTATATCTACTTGTCCACATAGTTAGGCTGTATTTAACACCAGACTTTAACTCATTTACATTATGCCCATGCGTTACTTGTGCTGGGAATAAAATGCACTGCCCATTTTTTACGTTAATATTTGAAAAATCTTGTCTTGGAAAGATTAACTCTGCGCCTTCATAGTCACTATTAAGCTTTACACTGCCAGTTACCAAAGATGCATCTGTATGTAAGGCCAAAGAAGTTTGCGTATCAGTGCTATATCTCATCGTAAAAGCATCTCTAAGACCGTAATGCTCCATAGGTTGCCAAAAACCCTCAGATATTTTGCCTAATTTTTCATGCCAAAGTCTTTCATATTCATGCCAAAGACCCAATTCTTTAAGTCTTATTTCTTGCGCTGGGAACTTATCGCCTTCCATAGCGCCCCAATTCCCACGGCTTTCAGATTTATCTATTAGAAATTTGCATTGATTTTCAGTTAAAAAGTCTGTCACTAATATATCTTTGGCAACTTCTTTATAATCTAAAGTTAAATAGTATGGGCTTACAATTTCTGCATCTGATTTAGTAAATCCAAATATGCTTGCCATCTCTAAAAAGTATTCTTTAGCGTCGTTTCCACCATTGCCGTGATATATACAGCCACAACAGCTTGTTTCTGTATTCCACAACTGATTATTAATAACCTTAACATTTTTATCATGGTTTTGGAAAATATAAGCTTCAAAGTCTAATAAAACGCTATAATCTGTTTCAACTCCAAACATAGCTAAATATCTTTGTTGGCAATAAAGCTGGTCATCACCATTTGCTGGTTCAATTATTGGCAATGAAATAAAGCTATGTAACGCTTTTGCAGTACCTATATAGCAACCGCTATTTAAATATTTATATTTTGTTCCTGTATCTGACCATTTATTTTCAGTGTTTTTATCAGGCCAACATTCACTTTCTGCCCCGAATACAATATCAGCGCCCATTTGCTGGTATCTTTCAAGTACATTTAAAGGGCTATCTGCAAAGAATGTATCATATCCATCTAAATACAAAATAATTGCATCTTCTGGTGCTGTTGCAAGGTACTCATTGATTAATTGTATCTTTGGCATACCAGCAAGACCTTCCATTGGGTCACGCCAAGGGTGATCTTTACCTATATTAATAACCTCAATATTATATTTTTTTGCTGATTGCTCTAAAGCCCACATTTTTTCTGGTTCTGTTGCAACTGTAATTATACGAAAATCAATATCTTTGCCTTCTAGCATTTCTGTATCCTCTATGGTTGATGGTCTAACTGACCTTGGTATTTGATCTACAATGGGTGTTTTATAGAAGTAATTCTTTTTATTTTTTAGCTTTTTTGGAAGCCACTCATCAACAGGTATAATAGCTTTACTATAACCATCTATTAGGTACTTGGCAATTTCTGGTGTTATAGCATATGCATGTGCATTGTACCAATAACCCAATGAATTATTTCTATAACCAAGCCAAACACTATCGTGATCTTTTAATAAGTTGTCTATTTCTTGTGTATCAATGCCATGAATAACAACATCTTCTTCAAGAATAATTCCATTTTTACCGCTATCAACAATTTTCTGCCATACCCTTAAATGACTTACGGCACAGGCAAATTCACCTTTTAGAAGCGGCCTTTTATGTAATGGGTCAATCCATGTATTATCTGGTGTGCATTTAGAATTTACAATAGCCTGTCGCCATGTGTATTTTCTACCATCAAACGCATTTCCATTTAAGGATATTTGATGAATTATTGGCATTATTTTTTTCTTTTATGCCAACAATATGTTTTATATCTATCAAAATATTTAGTCAAAAGCTTATTAGTTAGCTCCCCCTCCTTTCTTGGATTGTATATGCCAACCTCTATATCTGTATCTATTCTTTTAAATGGTATTACTTGAATCAATGGAGTGCCTTTTGGTATAATCCACTCACCTTCTTCACTTCCTGTCCATACAAAAGGAAAATTAACAGGTGTAAAATACTCATCTGTATCTACAACGCCTTCTAATATATGTATATTATTAGACCAATTATTTGCAGGGTTTTTAAATTGTACCGACCAACCTTTAGGAGTTTTTATAGACCAAGGGTTGCCAAATTTTAATATTCTTTTACCAAATTTAAACTTTTTTAAATCACACAATTCACCTACTTGCTCCCACAAATGTCCGTCCATACTATCATTATCGCGTATTTTTTCTAAAGACATTTTAACATTTACAACTAATTTATTGTCTCTTTTAACTTTGGATACAGGGGGCTTACCTGTAGCAACAGTAGCGCCTATTATTTCGCTATCTAGTATTCCATTATCCATGATTTCTGAAATTTTTACATTATTATCGTCAAAACATTCTATGCGCTTCCCTACTGTTATATAAAGATCACACCAAAGAGGTATTGTATAACCTTGATTAATTGCATCTAAAACTGGAACGCACTTCTTTGCAGACTTAGGTTCTGCCAATGTAGAACCTTTAACTATAGGTTTTAATTTACGAAACCACTCTGGCATATGCTTATGCGAAGATGCAGGGTGCGGTATGATGTCAAGTAATTCTTCTTCCGTAGAAAATTTAACTTTAATATTTTGGTTGCCTTTAAATAGCTCTTTGAACATCAGTCAAAAACTTTTTCTTTTTCTAATATGTATGCTGTATGTGCATCATCAGCACTTTTAACAGCAGAGAATAAAGATGTTAAAGTTGCACCATATGCTTCCATATCAGAATTGAATTGTGCCTTTTCTTCATCGGTCATAGCGGCTACAATATTTGCTGGCTTACTTATTAATGCTAGATTATCTGATTTATGTGCAGTGATTGCGTCATTTGCATCATCTGCGGCTGTAGAATAACTATCAGGAGTATTATCGTCCAGCCATGCTTGTAAGACTGAATTATTATACTCATTTTTTGCTCCCTTTTGTATAGAGGTTTCTACAGTTTCGCTCAATCCTTCGCATCGGACGTAGAACGCTATACTACCATCTAGACGATACTTCGCGTAGCCTACTCTTTCTATTCTTAAAGTCATAATAATAATCCTTTATTATAAATCAATGTATGTAACTCTGAATGTAGTTGGATAACCACTAAAAGATAAGTTAGCCGAAGGGTCAATTTTAAAGCGGTAAGTATAATACCCTTCGTCTCCATTGAAGCCCCCACCTAGATTCGCACTACCAGTACCTATAATATTATTGGGCATAGACGCGTTTGAATTACTGAAAGAATATCCACTTATAATGAATTGTCCATTAGAACTGTTACTTGTGCAAGTCAGACTGGTAAAATTATTGTTAGAAGACCCAGTTAAAAGAACAGACATAAATCCCCATCTACCATTTGTACCTCCACTTAACGCATTATTGCCACTTTGGTTAGTATTAGTCCAATCACTAGCGGGTATAACTACTGTTTCTGTTGGAAGTGACCCAGCGGCGGCTGGCTCTCCCTTCTGACCTTTAGAGCCAGTTGAACCTGTGCCACCTGTGTTGCCAGTGCTACCTGTTTGACCCTTTTGACCTTTTTGCCCAGTACCACCAGTTGAGCCAGTGCTTCCTGTCTGGCCTTTTTGTCCTTTTTGTCCTGTAGCACCACCAGAACCTGTAGCTCCAGTTTGTCCTTTTTGACCTTTTGAACCAGTTGCACCTGTATTTCCTGTGCTTCCTTGTGAGCCAGTTGCGCCTGTATTCCCTGTTTGGCCTTTCTGGCCTTTTTGACCAGTAGTACCTGTCGAGCCTGTTGAGCCTGTNGAGCCAGTTGCTCCTACTTCACCCTTTTGACCTTTTGAACCAGTACCGCCAGTAGAACCAGTTGAGCCTGTCTGACCTTTTTGGCCTTTAGAGCCATTTGAACCAGATGAACCTGTAGCTCCGATCTCACCTTTTTGACCCTTGCTACCAGTAGAACCAGTATTGCCTACCTCACCTTTTTGGCCTTTAGAACCTGTAGCACCAACACCACCAGTGCTTCCTGTTGCCCCAGTATTCCCAGTAAGCCCCTGTATGCCCTGATTACCTTGTATTCCTTGTTCGCCCTTTTGGCCTTTAGAACCGCCAGCCCCTGTGCTTCCTGTAGCTCCTGTCTGGCCTTTTTGTCCTTTAGCTCCAGTAGAGCCTGTGTTTCCTGTAACTCCTACTTCGCCTTTTTGCCCTTTTGCACCTGTTGAGCCAGTATTACCTGTAACACCGACCTCTCCTTTTTGACCTTTTGAGCCAGTAGCACCAGTGTTGCCTGTAACGCCGACTTCGCCCTTCTGACCTTTTTGACCAACTTCGCCTTTTTGTCCCTTAGAGCCAGTTCCGCCAGTGTTTCCAGTTACACCCACCTCACCCTTTTGGCCTTTTGCGCCTGTGCTTCCTGTATTTCCAGTAACACCTATTTCACCTTTTTGCCCCTTTGCTCCATTGCTACCTGTAGCGCCTTGGATACCCTGTATGCCCTGTGAACCAGTTGAGCCTGTTTGACCCTTCTGGCCTTTAGTTCCTTGGAGTGCGGCGGCTGTAATTGTTGCTTTTCGCCATAAACTAGCGCTTCCATCATAAACTGGGATTAAATCTGTTGATGCAATTGTGCTTTCAGTAACAAGATTTGAAAGAATAGCTGTAACATTGGCATTATCCGTAACATCAGCATTTGTTTCTACTGTATCAAGCTTTGTACCATCTGCGGATACATCGCGCCCATCTACATTTACAACATTTACGACATTTCGGCTGTCATCAATTACGACTGTGCCATTAATTTTTACTGCCATCTTCGTGTCCCCACTATTAGCTTAGAATGTTTCGTCCGTGAGAACGTCATTTGCAACTGCAATAGTTCCTGTATCATCGACAGTCATCTTGACTGTACCGCTATGAGCAAAAGATAATTTGCCCCCTGCATCTTCTTTTATTGTCCAATCCCCAAGGGATACTATCGGCGTAATGAGAGTTCCTGTCATTGTTCCACCAGATTTAGGTACTGCATTATCAGCAGTAGTACCTTGGGCGGCTGTAGCATAATCTGTGCTATCAAATGCTTTTACTTGAGATAAGTTAGTAACTTCACTGTCCATTAAAGCACCAGCGGCAGTTACATTGGTTGCATCCGTTACGTCTGCGCCATCTTCAACATTTATTGCAGTTAATAATCCGCTTTTAGTTACCGAGCCAGTTAATCCAACGACTGATTGTACTGCATCTGTATTATCATGCTTAGACCAGTTGTTAGCATAAACGCTAGTAGATGCATTGTCTGTAGTTGCAACAATGTTATCCCCTACATGAAAAGCAACGCTATTTACAGTGCCAGCTACAGAAACATAATAAAACCACCCTGTTTGCGCTCCCGATGGAAAACTACCAGATGATGCATCCCAATCGCCCTTATATACCATACCATTAGCAAGAGCCGCTATATCAGTTTCCATTTGATCAAGGTCAACAGCTTGCGTAACAGAAACTAAATCTAGCTTAGTACCATCTGTTGCAACATCTCTACCATCAAAGGTGCTGTTAGTTGTGATAGCCCCTGTCATAGCACCGCCAGCTTTAGGTAAAGCATTGTCTGCTGTAACCCCATCAGCCGCTACATCACGTCCGTCTACTGTACCTGATACTACAATATCACCAGATAAGTTTAAGTTTCCGCTTGCATCTAAGAAAGATGCTTTAGAGGATGGTTGTGTAACAAAGATTAATTTTTCACCAGCAGTCCA